GGAGGAATCCGTCTCTGAAGACGTAGAAGAGATTGCAGAGGGTGGTAAAACTACTTCTGAAGAATCCGAGCTGAAAAAGGCGAAAGCCAATGAAGGCGCTCATGAAGATGAGGAAGATGAAGATGAAGAAGATGCCGATCCCAAGCCCAAAAAGGCGAAAGCTACTGAGGGCGCGCATGAGGACGAAGAAGAAGAAGAAGAAGAAGTTAAGGAAGACCTTGAGATTGAAGACGATGCTGTCGAAGACTATCTCAAAGAACGCCGTCAAGCACGCGCTGCTGAAGAGGTAACCGAAGAAGCTGCTGAAGAGGTAACCGAAGAAGCTGCTGAAGAAGCTGCTGAAGAGGTAACTGAAGAAGCTGCTGAAGAGGTAACCGAAGAAGCTGCTGAAGAAGCTGCTGAAGAAGAAGTGGTCGAAGACACGATTACTTCTGAAGATCTTACTCGTCTTGTTGAAGATGAGGAAGGTTTAACTCCTGAGTTCAAAGCAAAAGCTGCTCTTATTTTTGAAGCCGAAGTTCGCACCAAGGTGGAAGAAGTAACCGAACAGCTTAAAGCCGAGCATGATGCTAAGCTTAGCGAAGAAGTTGAAGCGATTAATGAAACACTCACTAATCAAATTGACGCTTATCTGACCTATGCTGTTGAGGAATGGATTAACGAAAACGAGGTTGCTATTGAAAGCTCGCTTCGTACTTCTATTGCCGAAAACTTCATGACTTCGCTCAAAGCTTTGTTCGTCGAAAACTACGTTGATGTTCCTGAGTCCAAGGTGGATCTCTTTGATGAACTCGAAGAACAGACCGAACAACTTAAGGAAGATCTTGCCAAGGCTAATAACATTGCTGAATCTCTTGCTGATCGCATTGATGAGCTCAGCCGTGAGAAGATCCTTGGTGAAGCAACTAAAGATCTTGCTGAAACCCAAGCTGCCAAGCTTCTTAAGCTTGCGGAAGGAGTCGAATATAACGAGGAATTCACGAAGAATGTGGAAACCCTCAAGAAGTTCTACTTCACGGGAGAAGGCGAAACCCTGACAGAAGAATCTCTGGAAACAGAAGACGAAACTGTTGAAACCATTGTTGAAGGCGCAGATGTTGAAGAAGAAACTTCTGAAGCTCCTGTTGACAATACAATGGCAAAATACTTGGAAACACTTGGACGACTCGAGAAGAGCTCGACCTAATTAAATTTCCCAACCATAACTTATAACATCATATAAAAAAATGTTCAAATCAGAAGAACTCGAAAAGAAGTGGCAGCCAATTTTGGAATCTGCCGAAGCCCCTGCTTTTGTCGACAACTATCGTAAGTCGGTAACTGCAGTCCTCCTTGAAAACCAAGAAATCGCTGCACGCGAAAGTGCTGCTCAGGCTAACTTCCTCTCAGAGGAAAACAACCTGACTGGTGCTGTTGCTAAGTGGGATCCCGTTCTGGTATCTCTCGTTCGCCGTGCAATGCCAAGCCTTGTTGCTTATGACATCGCTGGTGTTCAGCCAATGACTGGTCCTACTGGTCTCATCTTCGCGATGAAGGCTCGTTACGCTGGTGAGAATGAGTCGCCAAACACAGGTCTCATTAATACTAACGACGCTGAAGCTCTGTTCGATACTATCGACGATGACTTCTCTGGCCAGACTGGTGATTCTCCAAATACCATTGGTACTGGAATGCCTACTGCAACTGGTGAAACTGCTGAGCCCGCTAACATGGGTTTCACTATCGAAAAGCAAACTGTTACTGCGAATACTCGCCAACTTCAGGCTGAGTACTCAATGGAACTTGCTCAGGATCTGAAAGCCGTTCACGGCCTTGATGCTGAAGCTGAGCTTGCTAACATCCTGTCTACTGAGATCCTTGCTGAAATTAACCGTGAGGTTATCGGACGGATTAATCACGAAGCTAAGGCTGGCGCTCCTGAAGCTGCTACTCCTGGTACATTCGATCTCGACGGAGACGCTGACGGCCGCTGGGCTGTTGAGAAGTTCAAGTCTCTTCTCTTCCAAGCCGAAATCGAAGCTAACGAGATTGCTAAGGGAACACGCCGTGGTAAGGGTAACTACATCCTTTGCTCCAGCAACGTTGCTTCTGCTCTCGCTGCTGCAGGTGTTCTTGATTACGCTCCTGCTCTTAGCACGGACCTTAACGTGGACGATACCGGTAATACCTTCGCAGGTGTTATCAACGGCCGCATGAAGGTTTATATTGATCCTTACGAAGCAGGTGATTATCTCACTGTTGGTTATAAAGGTTCAAGCGCTTATGATGCTGGTATCTTCTACTGCCCTTACGTTCCTCTCACGATGGTGCGTGCGGTTGCTGAAGACACGTTCCAGCCGAAGATTGGTTTCAAGACTCGTTACGGTCTTGTAAGCAATCCGCTTGTTTCCTCCGCTGCTGCTTCTAGCGGTGACGCAGGTCTCAACAACAACCCTTACTTCCGCCGCTTCCTTGTTAGCAGCATTAACGATCTTTCATAATCTGAATCGTTAACCGTCGTTACTACCTTAGATTAGGACGACACCACATGGGGGTTACTCGAAAGGGTAACCCCCTTTTTTCTTTATAAATAAAAACATGAGTGTTGACAACAACCTATTACCTACAAACGGATTTAAGGTTCTTATTGGAGGAACCCAAGAGTATCCAAAACTCAATACATTCGCCGTAAGACTTTCTCTTCCTGGGGTATCCAATGCAGATGTGGCTACACCGTATAAAAATGAGCCGGGGTTTACTCCATCTGAAACGTTAACGTATGACCCTCTTTCAATAACATTTCTTTGTGATGAAAAGATGGAACTATATGATGAATTGTTTGATTGGATGAAGACCAACACAACTACCGAAACGCTACAAACAGATGACATTATTATTAATCTGCTAACAAGCCATAACAACGTTAGCCGAAAGGTAAGATGTACGAATGCATTTCCCACTGGCATTGGATCTATTGACTTTGACGCGCAAAGCGTAGAAGTTGCTTATGCGACATTTGATATCAGCTTTAGATTTGACGAGTTTGAGTTTATTGATTAAAAGAAGCTATATATAGATTATAGCTTATGAATATTGAAGACCTTTTGGAGATGTGGAGCGAAGACTCTAAAATTGATGAACACAGTCTTGATGATACAACCATTCGCGGGGCGTCCCTTCACAGTAAGTATCTTGAACTGCACTCTGTAGCCAAGTTAAGATTGAAGAAAAAGGAACAAGACCTCGCCATTCTTAAAAAGGACAAGTGGCTGTGGTTTAACGGCAAGATGGAAAAGTCAGAAATCGACAAACGAGGTTGGGCTTATGATCCATTTAATGGGATGAACAAACCTCTTAAAACTGACCTTCAACAGTTTTACGATTCTGATAAAGATGTTATGGAAGCAAGTATGGCGGTAGAGTATCAGAAAACTTACGTTGATGTTTGTAGAGAAATCCTTGACAACATCAAGTGGAGGCACACACAAATCAAGAACATAATTGATTGGCGAAGGTTCCAAAGCGGTACATAATATGTTTAATGTAGAAAAGATAAACGAATCAGTTATTCGATTAGACAGCGACGACAGCGGCGCACTAATGGATTTAGCCGAGGCGTTTACCTTTTTCGTAGATGGGTATAAGTTCATGCCCGCATATCGCAATAAGGTCTGGGACGGTAAGATTCGTCTTTATGACGCGCGGAGAAGAACACTTCCGTATGGCCTGCTTTACAAGTCTTTACAGTTTATATCCGAACGAGGTTATGAAGTCAACCTTGACCCAAATTTAAAGCCAGATGATATTCCTACTAAGGAAGAGCTTTTGGACTTTGCCAAATCACTTGATATTCGTAGCAGGGGTAAGACAATCGAACCTCGTGATTATCAAGTTGAAGCATTTATTAGATCAATAACTCAGCAGAGGTCTCTTGTTATTAGCCCAACCGGTTCTGGCAAAAGTCTTATTATTTACATGCTGATTCGCTACTTTTTGGCTCACAGTAAAAATCGATCGCTGATTGTTGTTCCGACTACTTCATTGGTCGAGCAGATGAAAAAAGACTTTGCCGATTATAGCTCGCACGATTCTACCTTTGACGCCGATACCGTTTGCCATCAAATTTATTCTGGAAAAGAAAAGCATAACTTTGAGGCAGACGTTGTTATCACCACATGGCAAAGCGCTATCCAGTGTGGCAAAGGATGGTTCACCCAATTTGGTATGGTAATTGGAGACGAGGCGCATCTTTTCAAAGCTAAGAGTTTAAACACCATCATGGGTAATCTGGTAAATGCCCGATACCGAATTGGAACAACAGGTACTCTGGATGGAAGCCAATGCAACGAGCTTGTTCTTATTGGAAACTTTGGCCCAATACACAAAGTAATTACCACAAAGAATCTTATTGATAACGATACGCTTGCCGATCTTAACATCCAATGCATTGTCTTAAAACACGATGATGTCCTGCGCAAGGCAGTGGCCAAGATGGATTACCACTCAGAGATTGCCACGATTGTTGAGCATCCGAATCGGAATCAATTCATATCAAAACTTGCTCTTTCGCAAAAAGGAAACACTCTTGTTATATTTAACCTCGTTAAGAAACACGGCGTTCCTCTTTATGACACGATAAAGGAGATGGCTCCTGAAGGAAAAAAGATCTTTTACGTTAGTGGTGAGGTTAGCGCGACAGAACGAGAAACAATACGTGAGATCACTGAGTCCGAGGACGGCGCGGTTATTGTTGCTTCGGCGGGGACGTTTAGCACAGGCATTAACATCAAGAACCTTCACAATGTTATTTTTGCTGCACCGACAAAAAGCCAAATTCGGGTTCTTCAAACAATTGGTCGCGGCTTGAGAAAAAGCGATAATGGCCAAGGGACTACAATTTACGATATATCCGATAACCTTTCTTGGCGGAAAAGAAAGAACTATACGATGAAGCACGCACAAGAGAGAATCGAGATCTACACTCGCGAAGGCTTTAAATTCAAAGTCTTTGAGATAGACATGAAACTGTAAAGAAAAGAAAAAGCTTAGATATATAGTACTAGATCAAACATGACTCCGAGCGAAGAATACTTGAATCTTTTGGCGAAGATTGATATTAGAGCCGTTACGACAACTGCTGGTAGATGTATTGTCGGGGAATATTATGATAGTGACGAAGACGGGTTTTCCCTTCTTAATCCCTTTGTTTTTGAATCGTTCGGCATTGAACCACTTTATCCTTTTAGCTTTAACGTTCCGGCATTAATCCTTAATGACCGTATTGAATCAGAGATGATTGCTGGACTTGCCTTGAAGAAGGAATATTACGATCAATATACGAGGTATAGAATTGATGCGTTGAGAGCAGAATATGATGCTGAAGAATAATCCAATCTTAGTTGGAACCCAGCGTGTATATCCCTTCGGGACCTTTGGTAATAAGATTATTTTAAATCCTACCTTAGTAGAATCCTTAACGATCATGGATCTATTATACCAAAAACATATATTCTTGTAAAGGAAAAAAGTAAGAAAATTAGAAATAGCATTTTTAGATTTACATTCACGCTGAAGTGTGATATAATTGTACTATGCCAGAACCAAGTAAGAAACGTACACGACGGAGGAAGGACTCTGTGGACTACGTTAATAATAAAGAGTTCGGAGAAGCTGTTGCAGAGCATGTCCGAGGAGTAAAAGAAGACATAGCAGAGGGGATTGAACCTCGGCCTCTCACCGACTATATCGGTTTATGTCTGTATAAAATTGCGAATGGACTATCTCGTTCTCCCAATTTCGTAAACTATACTTATCGTGAAGATATGGTCATGGATGCGGTAGAGAACTGTGTTAAGGTGATTAATAATTTTGACATTACAAAGAAAACCAGAACAGGTGTTCCAAACGCATTTAGCTATTTTACTCAAATCAGTTACTTTTGTTTCCTCCGCCGAATTGCAAAGGAAAAGCGGCAAATGGAAATTAAACAAAGGATCATTGACAATACTTCTATTGATGCTTTTGCTGAGTTTGGTACTGATGATATTAACGCTATTGGCGAAACGATTATTGAAAGAATGCGCCACCGTAACGGTCTTTGGGATGAAGAATGCTGGGTTGAGCAGGATGAAGATAAACCGCCACCCAAGAAAAAGAAGCGAGGTCGTCCTGCAAAGAAGGCTGTTGGCAAAGGTCCTTTGAACGAATTTTTCAACAAAGATGAGTAAAATAGCTGTAATTACCGACACCCATACTGGTGTCAAAAACGGTAGTGATATCTTTCTAAATTACGCGGAAAGGTTTTATGAAGAGGTCTTCTTCCCTTACTGCAAAGAGAATGGTATCACTCAAATCCTCCACCTTGGAGATTACTTTGATCACCGACGCTTCGCTAATTTTAAGGTGTTGCAACGGAATCGAGAAATGTTCATCAACCGCCTTAGAGAAGAAGGTATGGTAATGGACCTGATCCCAGGAAACCATGACACATATTACAAGAACACGAATAATCTAAACAGCCTAACAGAGATTCTTAGCCATTACGACGACGTAATCAAGCTTCATATGGATCCAACGGTAGTTAGTTATGATGGCTTGGATATTGGTTTGCTCCCTTGGATTAATGAAGAGAATTACGAAGAGTGTATTGATTTTATTAAAAGCGTAAAGGCACCGTTTCTTGGTGGCCACCTTGAGCTTGCTGGTTTTGATATGATGAAAGGAGTTCAAGCTTCTAGCCATGGAATGGCCTCGGATATCTTTTCCAGATTCGAGTTGGTAATGAGCGGCCACTATCACACAAAAAGCGCAAAAGGAAATATCCACTATCTTGGTACTCCTTATGAACTTACTTGGGCCGATTGCGATGATCCTAAATACTTTCACGTAATTGATACCAAAACTCGTGAGCTTACTCCAGTTAGAAATAAGATTACGATTTACAACAGAATGCGGTATGACGATGTTGCAGCTTCTGACGATGTTGCGGCTGAGCTTAAAAAGATTGACTTTGATTCAGTAAGAGGATCTTATATTAAAGTGGTTGTTGTTAACAAGAAAAATCCATTCCTTTTTGACAAGTATATTGACGAGATCGTCGCCCGCAATCCGTTTGATTTGAAGATCGTTGAAAACTTTGATGAATACCTTTCGGATAATGTTGGCGAGGAATCGCTTGAACTTACTGATACAATCACACTGCTAAACACATACGTAGATTCTGTTCAAACCGACCTTGACAGAGATCGTATTAAAAATAAACTTCAAGAGCTTTATGTTGAGGCTCAAACCCTGGATGCACTATGATTAACTTTAAGACACTGAAATATAGCAACTTTCTTAGTGTGGGATCAAACCCAATTAAGATTAACTTCACCGATGCGCGGTCAACCTTGATTGTCGGCCATAACGGAAGTGGTAAGAGTCTTATGCTTGATGCATTAAGCTTTGCTCTTTTTGGTAAACCCCACCGAGCTATCAATAAACCTCAACTCGTAAACAGCATCAACGGAAAGAAGTGTGAGGTAACGGTTGAGTTTAGTATTGGGACAAAGGAATATAAGATTGTTCGTGGTATTAAACCCAACATCTTTGAGATCTGGGTTGACGGTGAGATGATTAACCAAGAGTCTCATTCACGGGATTACCAAAAGCTCCTTGAAACAAACATTCTCAAGCTTAACCATAAAAGCTTTCACCAGGTGGTTGTTCTTGGTAGCTCAAACTTTATTCCATTCATGCAGCTGCCTACTTATCAAAGACGGGCAGTGATTGAAGATCTGCTTGATATTAGTATCTTCTCAAAGATGAATCATGTCTTAAAAGAATCGAGCGGTAAACTTAAGGATAAGTTAACTGAAGCCGAACATGAACTGGAGCTGGTCAAGTCAAAGGTGACAATGCAAAACAAGCACATTGACAAATTGGTAAAGATCAGCGAAAGTAATGACGCAAAATACGAAGTAGAGCTGAAAGAAATTGAAGAGCAGATTGACGTATACATTGAAAATAATCAGAAGCTGCTTGAAGAGTATCAAGAAAAGTACCCCGTTGCTCAAGCAAAGGTCGA